CGATTGTGGTGTACAGATCGAGCTTTAGGCGCGATTCATATTCCGGCAGGCTTAACCCAAACGCTGTTGCATTTGTTGATTGATTGCCGAGGTAATCCTGGAATTTGATTAGGTATGTCCCAGGTAGGAGGGGGACTTGCTTTTGCGTAGCGTTACCGGCAACAGCGGTTACGACCTGCGTGCTGAAAGCCCATTCGGCTGTGGCGATAGAGCGAGGATCATGGCGGATGACGACTTTGCCGCCAACTCGGACATCTAATTCTGTGGTTTGATTCCAAGTCAACACAGCCAGCGATTCGCTGACGGGCACCAGCGTCAGACCTGTGACATCCAGTGGGGCGGCGCTGACGCCTTCGACGATGTACGTGGCGATGGCTGGGGCGCTGTACAGCACATTGGATGCACTGATGCTGCTGACTTGGATTTCGTAAGCACCAACTTTGACATCTTCAATTTCCAAGACTGTGCCTTGCACTGTGCGTGTAGTGAAGTTGTCATCTTCGTGGCGATATTTAACGCGGAAATTTTTGATGCCTTTTGGTCCGTTCCAGCCGAAACTGATCTTGATAGCAATGCGCCCGTTGAGTTCGTACTGGATCTCCTTTGTGGTGCCGCCGCCAACCACAGGGATGTCCATGATCTCCAAGACAGTTGGTGCATTGGGTATGACGTTGAGATCAGTTGTGTCTCGCGGTTGCAGCGCCTCACCACTTTCGACGTAGGCATATTTACTTTCGTCATAAGCGATTGCGCTGATTGTGTAGACAGCGTTATCTTGTTCTTGTACGCCAAGCACACGCCAAGTTGTTGTTTGCAGTGTTGGACTATCTAATACCCAAACGGTGTTGGGGTTGGGTGCCTGTGAAAATGCCGTGCTGACAGTGATGTCTGCGCCGGTGATGTCAATGACTGGTTGCTGTTCAACGGTGCCGTCAGGCAGGATGACTGTCAAAATTGATGCACCAGATAAGTAATCAAGATTTGTATTGGCTGTATCATCAACTGTGACGACTGTTGTGGTTGCAGTGTTGATACGACCGCCACGACGGGAGCCAGCTTTGACTGGGTCTGCAATCAAGATGATTTGCCCAGGACGTACTTGCTGACCGGCTTCAAGACTGGATGTAAAAGTAACAACTTCTTTTTCGTACTGTTCTGAATACAGTAACCATCTGCCAATACGATTGGCTTGACCGCGACTGGTGCAAGCGAAGGCGCTGATCTCGGTTTTCAAGACACCGTATTTGTCGATGGCTTCGGTGTCTTCTACGACCTCATAAGCTGTGTCGCGCAATCCTGCTTGCCACCTACCGGAAGAGTCATAGCGACCAATATCAAGGTAGCTAACAACAGCAACATTGGGGCGAGTTTTGAGGCTGCTGCCGCTATAACTAAAACCTTCTGGCGTTACGTTTGCATTGGTGAAAAGATAAGCTGGATCTGCTGGGCGATCCTGTGCAATCGTCATGCTGCCGGTGCTCCAGAAGCCTTGGCAACGCATGACTGATAGAAGGTCATTGACTAACTTGTAGGCTTCTTCAGCAGTTTGAATTGTGGTATTGCACGAGAAGCGTGCTTCTTGACCACCTTGACCGTCATCAACGAGTTCATTTGCATATTTAGATGCCGCAAAAAATGCCCATTTATCCAGTTGTGATATATCAATATGTTCGCCAAATCCATAGCGCGTGCTTGTCAGCAAGTCGTACAGGATCCACGCAGGGCATGATGTCCAAGTTGCAGCAGCGAAGGTGCCATCCCAGACAAAGTTTGTTGGATACACAATGCGGCCACTTTGAGCATCAACACTGACGCCTGCCGGAATAACAACTTTGACGCCTTTAATCAGATAGCTGCGGCTAGGGATGCTGCTGAACTGTTCTGCATCAACACGTAATCCGATCAGGGCACTGTTGGGATAGCGCAGTTTTGCCCAGATAATTTCCGTGTAGCTTTGCCAGTTGAACGCATTACTAAGTAAGGCGCTGGTGCTATCTGCCGTGACGCGGGTAACACGAATGTCAACAGTGTCGCTCGGGCTGGGGCGCACCAGCTCAATGAGATAGTCCTTGCGGTATTCATCGCCGGTGCGGCCAGAGATTTTGTCAGTGGTGGCACCATTGATGCCGATTGCTTGGTCGGTAAATCCACCGCCGGCATATTGCACCGCAATCTTCAATTCAACGGATGCGCCGTTGGTATCTCCAGTGCTGCTATCGATGCGTTGCAGTGCTGGAATTGCAATCGTGACGCGCACAGCATCGACGTTGACATCTGTAATGCTGCGGACAACTGGAACATCCTTAACAACAGTTAGACCAACAGGCTGCTCGTCTTCAACGCCGGGTGATAGCGGAATGAATGTTTGATTTTGTGTCCCGTTGCGGGTGTAAATTTCGACATCTTCAAAGTTGTAAGTGCCATCAAGGTTTTGTACTGGCGTATTGTTGAGGTAAATTGACGGCAAATTAGACTGGCTGGTTGCACCGCTTACGGTGATGGTTTGTTGTACCAGTCCTTCAATTTCGCCTTCGGAGATCAAATCAATGACGTTTGCGTACTGCCGTGAGTCGAGGCTGTCTTTTGCTGTTGATGGGGTGCGCGAGCTACCACCGCCGCCGCCCTTGCCATCACCACCAGCGCCAGAAATCGTCATGCTTTTACCTGCACGGTGTCAACACCGGCTGAGATCACAACACTACCTGTCAATGTCAGTCCATAACAAATTTTAACAGGCGTGCCCTGCCTAGATGTTTGCTGGATGCCCGAAAAGCTATACGTCTTACGCGGATCAGTGTTGCTGTCAATGCCTTGATTTACGACTGGGACCGGACTAAGTAGTTGACTGACGCCCCCTAAAACCATTGCCGCGCCAAGGCTCCCAATAGCAAGTGCGGCTGTTGAACCTAATTGGAATCCGGTTGTAATACTCAAACCAGTTGCAAATGGACCATAGGCAGTTGATGCAAACGCTCCAAGGGGTCCAGCGATAATTGAAAAAGCCAGAAGTGCTACGCCAGCTAAAATTTGCCCAGTTGATCCGCCGGCGCCGCTAACGACAGGAATGATCTTGATATTCTGCTGGCCGGTTGGATTGTGCAAGTCATCTAAGGACAAATCTTGAGCGCCGACACTGACGCGGTAATGCTGGTCAGCCATGTGCTGCTCCAGTGCAGGGAAATTTGCCACCAAAAAACGCACCGCCTCAGCCGCACTGGCGATGTCCGCCTGCAGCACACGCTTGCCGATGAACTTGGCTAGCGGTCCGTAGAGTTTGATCTTACGGAGCATGGCGCAACCTCCTTCCTACGCATTTTAGGAGCCATGACCCCAGCATGTCTCTACTACTCAAGCGGTTTTGTAGGTGATGAAGCAGCATCCCATCACCGATGTACACACCGCAGTGGTTGAGTCCTGGTGATCCGATGGACAGCAACAATAAATCTCCGCGCTCTAGGGCTTCGTCGTCTCGTAGTTGACGGAAACCTGTTGCCGCCCAGCAACCTTCAAACATTGGTGCTTGGATGAAGGTCTCAGGATTGGTTGGACGATCCCAGTCACGCACAGCAATTCCGTTTTCGGCGTACCAATCGCGGGCTAGTGTCCAGCAATCTTGTACAGCCCACACCCATTGGCGGCCAATCAACGGTGCTTTGTACCCGCATGGCATGTAGGTTGACCAGGCACGTGTTTTGGGATTGACGATGTGCCAAGGAAGATTGGTTTTTTCGGCGGTCACTTTATCTGCGTTGCTGGCAATCGGCGCAGATATGGGGTGGCTGTGAACGATGCCGATGATTTCGCCAGCGTCTTCAGCGGCTGCGTAATCTTCAGGGCATAACGTAAATAGTTGCTCGGGATGTTGCGCTGTGTTTTTGCACGGCCAATAATGTTGGCGTCCTTTGATGATTACGACTAAACCGCAGGATTCACGCGGATCTTCTGCCTGCGCGTGCTTTAGCGCATCATCGTGCCAGTTCATGCGAAGAATGTACCGATGCCTGGGTAGCCGCCGTAAGGCAATTCAGCATTGGCGCCAAAACGGACTTCACAACTGCTGACCTTTTTGCCGCATACATCCTCTGATGCGTTTAGCACAGGTTCATTGTTGACATCAAAGAAGTTGGTGCCGGCGTAACTGCACTCAGGAGACCTATAAACCCATTGGCAACGAGTAACGCACTGGCGCTTAGGAGCGCGAACTCCAGCCAAGTCAAAGGCGCTGGCTAGTTCAAACTCAACAACATCGCGGGTTTCGGCAGATTTTCGATCAACATAGTAAATATCCCTAGGCCATTCTGCGTAAGGATCTGCATCTGTATTAGTGGGCTCAAGAAAGATGCGGCTGCTATCCTCGTATAGCAAATCAAAACCATCCTCTAGCAATAAAACATCGCTGGGTGCAAAGTTTTCTGCATCAAGAAACCGCCGCAATGTGCGGATGCGCGTGACTTTTGCGCCTTCTAAACCGTTAGGCAACAGCGACAGAATTGTTGTGATTGTGCCAAGGACATTAGCGGCACGTAGTTTGGGGCGGGGTAATTGACCGTTGCCGCTGTATTCAAACCCTTCTGCTTGGACTGGTAGGGGCTGATATGCCTGACCGTTCCAGATGATGTCCGTTAGGACTTCATTGACGCCGGCATGGAAGTAATAAGTATCGTCAAATCCATGTTGAGATACGTTTAGCTCAATCTCAAACAGCTCAATGATTGCTCCAGGGTTGATGCTCTGAAGCGCACTGGTGAGTGTAGTTTGACTGTCGCTGGTGTCGTAACCAGCATCCCAGTAGCCGGTTACTACGTAGCCCATTCGTTATGCCGTGACAGCTTTGATGACGGCAAATCCAATCACGATTGCTTCAGACAGCGAGCCAGAGGTGATATTGCGGACGTTGATGGATGCCGAGCCGGCACCAGCCTGAGCGTTCAGCGCGTAGGAACCAGCAGTGCCTGCGCTGACGTGGTTGAGCACAAGCAGATCGGTGACTGCAATGGTGCTGTTGGTCAGGGTGAACGAGACCGTTGTGTTGCCAGCCAGTGCCGCACCGTTCAGCGTGATTTGCCCGCACTTCTTGTTGAGCGTGACACCAGTGCTTTTGCTGGTGGCTTGGGTCACCGTACCGCCTTCGCCAGTGATGTAACCAGCCTTGTCGGTGTTCAGGTTGGTGAAGTTGGCGTCCAGCTCGGTGTGGGTGAGCGGACTGCCCTTGCCGGCGCGGGTGACGATGGTGCTCATGGATAGTCTCCTGTACTAGCAGTCTAGGTGATTAGTCAATTACGGTTCAAAAACCTGGCGGAAGGTAGCACTGATTGTTGCACGACCTGTGTATGGAATCACCTTATCCCATGACTCACAAACCCACTTGTAGGTGACTCCTTCTGCAGGTGGCGCCACCAAGGTCGTTGCCCGCAGTGGTGGCATTTACGAGCAACAGCAGTGTTGTCATCGTGCCGTCTAGGTTGGCGATGGTCAGCGTGGGGCGCGGCAGTGTGCCGGTGTTGGTGTACTCAAAGCCCTCCGCTTTTACTGGAAGGCGGGTGTATGAGTTGCCGTTCCAGACGATGTTGCCGCTGACGTTAGCGTTAGCACCGTTATGGAAGCGATACGTGTCGTTGCTACCGTGCAACGTTGTGTCCAACGTCAGTTCAAACAACTCGATAATTGCGCTGGGTGCAATGGCGGCTAGATCTTCGTAGCTGCTAGCAATCGCAACCCAGGTAACGGTATTATCGGTGACGTAACTGCCAACGTCTGTTGCCCAGACAGGTTCTGTGGCGGCACTGGTGCCAGCTACCGTGCATTGGAAAACCAGACCTGATGCCTGCAGCGTTGTAGAACGCCGGATGTTGCCAACGGCAAAGGCAGTGCTAGCGGTCCAGGCTGCGTATGCCATTACGGTTCAAAGACTTGGCGGAAAGTGGCATTGATCGTATTTACATTTGCATATTGGAAATCACGCGACCAACTTTCAACAACCCATTTATAGGCAGTTGCTTCGTCTAGTGGCGTCCAATCAAAGCTTGCGTTGTCAGCAGCGC